CATGAGCGACTACGAGACATTCCTACGATCCAAGGACTTCGCGCAAGTCGAGACGGGCATCAAAGACGGCTACACGCTGTCGGCGCATCTGAAGCCGTTTCAAGCGGACGTTATTCGATGGGCGCTCCGCAAGGGCAAGGCCGCGCTGTTCGAGGATTGTGGCCTTGGGAAGACAATCCAACTTCTCGAATGGTCGCGGATCGTTTCCGAACATACAGGCGGGCGCGTCTTGATCCTCGCGCCTCTCGCCGTCGCGCAGCAGACAGTGGGCGAGGGCGTGAAGTTTGGGATTCCATGCGCCTACGTTCGCAAGCCGGGATCGGACGCAGACCTACCGCCGATCACGGTTACGAACTACGAGATGCTCGAACGGTTTGATCCGGCCGTTTTCTCGGGGATTGTGCTGGATGAAAGCTCGATCCTGAAATCCTACGATGGCGCGACGCGGACGGCGATCTTGGAGGCGTTCGGACGGACGCCATATCGGCTGGCGTGTACGGCGACACCGGCACCTAACGATTTCATGGAGCTAGGGAATCATTCGGAGTTTCTTGGAGTCATGCGGCGAACCGAAATGCTCTCGATGTTCTTTGTCCACGATGGCGGGGAAACGCAGAAATGGAGATTGAAGGGCCACGCCGAAAAAGACTTCTGGCGATGGATGGCGACGTGGGCCGTGACGATGAGATCGCCTGCGGATCTTGGATACGATGCGTCCGAGTTCGTCCTACCGCCGTTGAAGACAGAGACGATCATCGTGGACGCTGGCGAGTCGGATCACTTGGATCGTGGGCTGCTATTCCCGTTGCCAGTTTCGACGCTCGAAGAAAGGCGGGCCGCTAGAAAGGCGAGCCTGTCCGAACGAGTCGCCAAGGTCGCGGAGATCGTGAACGGATCGAAGGAGCAATTCTTTGTCTTGTGCAACTTGAACGCCGAGGGCGATGCGCTGGAAGAGTTGATCGGCGACGCGGTGCAAGTCGCTGGCGCGGACACTCTCGCCGACAAAGAAGAACGGCTAACCGGATTCGCGGAAGGGCGGCATCGAGTCCTGATTTCCAAGAGCAAGATCGCGGGCTTTGGATTGAACCTACAGCGATGCGCGAACGTGATATTCGCCGGAGTCAACGATAGCTACGAGTCGTACTACCAGACCATCAGGCGGTGTCACCGATTCGGACAGAAGCGGCAAGTCACCGTCCATCGAATCATCGGAGAGTCAGAGCAACCCGTGTTAGCCAACATCGAGCGCAAGGAAAAGGAGAACGCGACAATGGCGGATGAGATGTCGAAGAACATGGCCGAGTACGTCCGGGGAGAGATCCAAGGAACGCACCGCGACGTTGCGCCCTACGAGGTAGGCAAGACAACCGGCGAGGGGTGGACGATGCACTTGGGCGATTGCGTCGAGACGTTGCGGACGATGGAGGCTGATTCGATTGATTACTCGGTCGCGTCCATCCCGTTCGCCAGCCTGTACACCTACAGCGCATCGGATCGGGACATGGGCAACAGCAAGGATCACGCGGAGTTCTTCAAGCACTTTGCGTTTCTGGTAGGCGAATGGCTCCGGGTTACGAAGCCGGGGAGGTTGATCTCGGTCCACGTTACGAATCTGGCGACGGTGAAGGTTCGAGACGGATACATCGGGATCACGGACTTTCGAGGCGACACGATCCGGGCATTTCAAGCGGGCGGCGCGGTGTTCCATTCCGAGGTCTGTGTCTGGAAAGATCCGGTAACGGCGATGCAGCGGACAAAGGCGAAGGGGCTGTTGTGGATGCAGTTGAAAAAGGATTCGACTGCTTCACGGCAAGGAATCCCCGACTACGTTTTGACGTTCCGAAAGGTCGGCGACAACGCAGAGCCGGTCATGCACACGCCGGAAGACTTCCCGGTCGCGGTCTGGCAGCGCTACGCCTCGCCGGTCTGGTTCGACATAAACGCTTCGGAGACGCTACAGAAACAATCGGCGCGGGAAGATCGAGACGAGCGGCATATCGCGCCGCTGCAACTCGAAGTGATTCGCCGATGCCTGCAACTCTGGAGCAATCCGAACGATCTGGTTCTTTCTCCGTTCGCGGGGATCGGATCGGAGGGCTACGAGGCGATCAAGAACGGGCGGCGGTTTGTTGGAGTTGAACTGAAAGGCTCGTACTACCAGCAGGCGGTTGCGAATCTGCAACGGGCGGAGCGGGATACCAAGTCCGGCGACTTGTTCGGAGGCGTTGCGACCGAAGCGACCGAAGCGACCGAAGCGACCGAAGCCGTGACGGCATGAGCCGCGAGATCTTGCGCGTGATTGAGCTGAAGGCGTGGACGCGCTACGGCCTACCGCCCTCGCGGCCGATCCTGTGGGGCGAAGTACCGCCGGGTAGAGATATTGGCTGTTGGCTTGGAAGGCCAATCATGGAATTGACGCCACAGCAATCACTCGGCACTTGGATCGACTTTCTCGCGGAACCGAATCCGTGCGCCATCGGCCAGCCCTGCCGAGTTGAAAGCACGGAATCTTGGGAGTCTCGAATCACGATCAACGGGAGGCGGGCGAGATGAGCGTCAAGGTGGCATCCGAGGCCGAGGCGCGGCGGTACGCCGAAGCTGCTGGCGCGAAGTTTCCGAAGCCCGTGCCAGTCTTGAAGGTTCGCAAGCCGCTGGCGCGTTCGATGCCGCCGACTCGAAAGACGCCGATCAAGCGGAGTGCTGCACCGAAGCGGAAGAAGGGGCCGACTGCGCTATCGGAGTTGAAACGCAAGGAGAACGAGAGATGGCCGGGAATCAGGCGAGCGATCTACGACCGAGAGGGCGCGATCTGTCAGCTTTGCCGTTCGGTCCATGATGCATGGACGGCGCACCACTTGGACAAGAAACGAACCGGATTCGACGCCGAGACGGGGATGGTGATGATCGGTCTCGCTACGGGCGGCGGCGGGTTTTCGGGCTGTCACCGGGCGGCGCACAACGATCTGCGGGCGAGCCGATTGAGCCTTGGATGGTCGAACGCGAAGCGGTACGAGTGCGAGAACAGAGTGCGTTGGCTTGTGTCCGAAGAGTGGCCAGAGCAACTCGCTCTGAACCAGGCGCTCACGGAAGTGCAGCGCGAGATTGACGCGGGGCGACTGGCCTCGCGGTTGAGGCGGCCAAAAGGAGAGGTGTAACGCAATGGAACGAGACGAGGCGCTTTTGGCATCGCAGAGGATCGGGGACTTGGTGACTGCGGCACTATGGATCGCAGTTCCGATAACAATCGGGATCATGATCTGCGGAATTATATTAGTGATGGATTGGTCAGAAACGAAAAAAGTCAAGGCCTTGGGATTAAAAAGGTGTCCGCAATGCTCCGGTAGTTTTTTGCCAAAAGGAGAAACGGAATGAACGAGCGCAATAAAACCAAGATGGCAACAGTCGCGGAAGCGACAGGAGGAATGGCGTGAGCAACAGACAAACGGACAAGGGATGTGCATGGCACAATGGGGAACGCAATGGGAAACCGCCCGTGGAATGCGGCAGGGCTTTGGCGGACCATAGCTTTTGTCGGACGCATCAAGAGCGGGCCGAGGTGATCGCGGAGATCGCGGTGCGGAAGTGGCCGATGCTGACGGTTCGCAAGAAGTCCACAGAGGTACACATGGCCGCATACATGGTCCACGGGGCATGCCGAACGCTGGATGGAAAGGTGCTGTTGGGGGGAGCGCTCGCGGCATGAACACCCGCACGGCTTGGGCAGTCGGCTTGATCGGAATGGCATTGGTAGCCGTCCAATCCTTCGGACTCGGGGATGGGCAAGACTTCCGAACGCTGTACGATTCGGCGCGGCTTGGCGCATCTCTGTCAATGCGGGGACACTTCACGGGGGATCTGTCCCCTGGCGGTCTGGACGTTCTCTGCATCCCGCCTTTCGGTCCCGTGTTCCGGGCGTTCGGCCTTTGGACTTTGCCGCTCGGATTCGAGGGGGCGCTGATGTTGTTTCGGATCGCGTGCTTGGGCGCAATCTCACTCCTTGCCTGGTATTGCAGAAGCCCTTTGCTCTTGATCGTCGCGCCGCTTTGTCCCGAGTACGTCTGGGCGTTGAAGGTCGGGAACATCACGGCGCTACAGGCACCGTTGATCTGGCTCGCTGTCTCGATGGCGGGGGGCGTGGCATGGCTGCGCATTCCGAAGCCGATACCGGCGGCGATTCTATTCGGCGGGATCTCGGCGCTGAAACCGTCGCTACTGCCGGTCGGGCTGATATTCCTGTTTCTCGGATGGCGGGCGGTTTTGGCGATGGGCCTCGCGTTCGCCGTCCCGATTGCCCTGTGCCTCGTTGCGCTACCGGGCGAGACAATGGCGGGATGGTGGGCCGGATTGACCGGGTTGATGTCCAATCCGTTCACGGCCTCCCCGGCGAACGTCTCGATACCGGGGCTGATGCTCCGGGCGCAGGGCTACCACTTCGGATCGGAGATACCGGCTCATGTCGCAAGTCTGTGCAACTTGGCTGCGGCCGGAATCCTTGGCATCGGAGCGATTGCCGCTTGGGCCTACGCGGCATCAGGCCCCGCAACCATCGGTGCAGTCTTGGCCTGCGCCGCGTGTCTCGCTGGTCCCGCATCGTGGTATCACTACCCGACCATCATGCTCTGCGCGTTGACGTGCGTTGCCACCGCAACCCCATCGGGTATCGCCGCGCTCGTCCTAACGGTCACGGTCATGAACGGCGACGGCCATTTGATCGGGACCGGCCTCGCGCCTTGGCCGACACTCGGACTTGCGCTACTCTTCGCCTGCTGGATCTGGATTGCGAGGGAGGAAAGCAAATGACCAAGCCGATGGAATTGCGAACCGAAGACGGGCGATTGATCGGTTGTCCAGCAGACACGTTTCACGGATTGTCAGACGTTGAACGAGCCGAAGCGATTGGATTTCTGGCGCAACTCGGCGGATATGCATGGCCACCGCAAGGCATTGTCTATACGTCACAGGTAATGCTGGACGCCGAGAAGGTGGCAGCAGCGCTTCGGATCACGCGATGGGGGCAGGACGCCGCAGATTCGTTGAGGCCGAGGCCATGACGCTCCGCGCGGCCAAGAAGAGAAACCGAGCGTTCCTAGCAGTCGCGGTTGGAATGATCGGGTATGGTGCTGCGGCGGAAATGATGGCGATAGCATCAAGCAGCGAGACTGACAAGGATGGGCAGATGGTCGCTGTAATAAAAAACGCGGGAGCGGCGATCCGTTTGGCGAGACTACACGTTGGGCGCTCGAAAGATTTGCGCCGCAGGTTACGAGGCGTGGAACGATCGCTTCGCCAGATCATAGCGAAGGTCAGACGTTGACGCCGGAGGAAATCCGATGATTCCTAAACAATGTCGGCGAAAGGGGCATCGGATGGAGGCAAGATTTATTTGGTTTTTTGGTTCGTTCGGCCCTGTCGGTGGCGTGCAACAAAAAACCAGGGGGGCAGAATACGTCAGTCAGTGCGTCAGGCGTGGATGCTCGTTCGAGTCCAAGATTGACACCGGGCCGCCGCCTTCGGAAAGAGAGGAGAGCCGATGAACTGCCCGAACATGAAATGCGCCGAGTTTCAGAAAAAGCACGATACGAGAGTGCCGCTTCGTCCAACGCGAAAGAGCCGCAAGGGGGATCGGCGCTGTAACTTTTGCGGGAGCAGATTCCGTCCGGGACGCAAACGGGCGCTGCGGATGCGCGAGGGAATCCGATGATCTACCCCCTGCCAATAAACTGGCAGCCAGATTCCTACGGTGCCGATGTGAATGGCGCGACTCTGGAAGTGTCTCGCAACAAGGACGGCAACGCTTTCGGGATCACATTCGAGTCATGGTATTTTCGGGTGCGTTTCCGAAGCCTTATCGCTGATGGGATATTCGAGAGGAGAGAAGATGCCATGGCGCAGGCCGAATCGTGTTTGGCGGAAATGTTGAAAAGATCGGAGACGAAGCCGTGATCTACCCCCTCGCTGTGACGTGCTGGACTTGCGGAGCCGAGGCAGCATCATGAGATGGCTGGCGGAGGCGTTGGTGGCGCTCGCTCGCGCGGAGAGATGGTTCAAGGCGGCCGAGGCGGGACCTATGCGGCTTCGGCACGGGCCGAACGTGCCATATATTCGATCCAAGGCAAACCTTAGGGCGCTAGGTTGGCGGCAAATCAACATTGCGATAGAAATGATGGAGTTCTGCGAACAGTCTGGATGGTTGCGTTTGACGCACAGGCAGTTGAGGGATTGCGGGGCCGCAGATTGAAAGACCGCCGGGGCAGACCCATGACCCGCGTTGGAGAGGCCAGAGCCAAGCATCAAAAGCACGTCGCGGACTGCGGGCCTTGCTGGATGGCCAGAGCCATGAAGGCCGGTTCCGAGTGCGCGAAGGGAATCCGTCTCCGACAAACCGCTGCAAGTCTCATGAAGTTGGGGTAAGAATCTGGCATGGCTAAACACAACTTCTCGCGGCAGGGCAAGGTCAAGAAGGGGCCGCTTCACGGCTGCGATCATCGGGATTTGCTGATCGTCAAAACATACGAGGCACATCCGATGTGGTCGGATGATGAGGTTGGGAAAGAGATCGGGCTATCAGGCTCCGCTGTCCAGGCGCGACGAACGAGCGCCCGGTATGTCGCCATGCTGGCCGACCGATACCCGCCGGCCAAGGAGTTCAACGCCCGCCTGTTGCCGAGGGCGAGGGCGAAGTTGATCGCGCTCATCGAAGCCGAAAACGAGACCGTTGCGTTGAAAGTCTGCGAACGTCTGTTAGGCTCTGACCTATCCCCGACGCATGAAGAAAACAGCGATGCCCAACGTGCCGCAGATCGTAGCGCGGTCGCGTTCCTTGGTGGCGTCGAGAGAGTCGAAGAGATTCTCCGAAGGTCCAAGGCTGGGGAGCCTGCGGTGGGAGGATAGGCAGGCCGAGCCGAGTTACGAGGATCTTTTCGCCGACATCTACCGCTGCAAGCACGACGCGGCCTATTTCTTGGATCGGTACTGCTGGTTCCGCCCGCAGGAAGGTGGAAGCCCGCAACCGATGCGGCTCGCGCAATACCAGATAGACAAGATCATCGAGCCCTACGGCAACGCGATCGAGACGCAGACCGGATTGCTGTGGCAGAAGTCGCGCCGGATGCGATTTACCTGGACGATGTCTGCACTCGAACTGCATCGGCTGACATTCTGGCGCGGATCAACCGGCCTCATCATCGCGAAGAACGAGGATCAAGTAGACGATGGCGGGGAAAACAGCACGGACGATTCGATATTTGGAAAGCTCCGGTATATCTGGGACCGGCTGCCCGATCACATCAAGCAGCCGATCGTTTGGAAATCCATGAGCGCGTTCAATCCGTTCCTTGGTTCGTTCATCGCCGGATCGGCCGCAAGCGGGACGGCAGGGCGTGGCAGCGGGTTTGAGCGGATTTGGTGGGACGAGGCCGCTCACACACAGAATGACCGGCTCATCTGGGCTTCGATTTCCAGCGCGACCAAGTGCGTGCTGATGGACTCTTCCGTGTTCGGCATGGACAACGTGTTCGCCGAACTGCGCCACGCAGACCCGCCTCCGCTGAAAGTCATCGTCATTCACTGGAGCATGGACCCGGCCAAAGACATGGCCTGGTACAAAATACAAGCGGCAAAGATCGGCATCCCCGAGATCGTGGCGAGCGAGTTGGACATGAGCTATGATCGTTCGCTGACTGGCAGGATCTACCCGGAGTTTTCGTCCGTGACGCACGTCTTGGAAACGGCCGACTATGACAAGCGCCTGCCTCTTTACCGTTGCTGGGACTTTGGAACAGCCGCCCCGTGCGCCGTTGCCTATTTCCAGATAGACAAGACGCGCGAGATTCGAGTGGTAGACGAGATCCAAGAGACGAACCAGACGGCCGCCGGAATCGCCGCGCTCTGCCACCTGAAAGACAAAGAGCAAGGATGGAAGGTGCATACGGACTACGGCGACATTGGCGGCAAGGCGCGGAACTCGCAAGGCACGAGCTGGATCGTTGACCTCGAAGCCGAAGGCATCAGCGTCGAGACGCGCTCGCAGTCCGTCTCGGAAGGCATTGCGCTTGTGCGAAAGGCCGTGATAAAGGGACCGGGTGCAGAGGGATTGGTTGTCCATCCGCGATGCCGCAAGTTCATTGCCGCGATGTTGGGCTACCGCTGGCCGGATTCCCAAAGAAACGACGATGACAAGCCACTCCACTCGATCCACTCGCACATGATGGACGCCTTCCGTTACGGGATCGTTGGCCGTTTCGGTGGGCCTCTCGCCGTTTGGGGTTCACAGCCGAGGAGTTACTGATGCCGAATGAGGCCCTGTTTCAACCGCAATCGGACGCGCAGATCCAGATGCTCGTCAAAGGCATGAAGCTGGCCGAACACGATGCGAGGAAAGCGGTGCAAGCGCGAGCGTGGGATTACTACATGGGCGCTGGGATTCAGCACACGATAAAAAAGATGCAGCGCCGGTTTGTTGACTGGAAGAAATACTCCATCGTGCCTGCCGATCTCGTAGCGACGATGACGGACGAACGGGCCGTGCTTTACAAAGACGAGCCCGCACGGTCGCTCGTGAACGAGAAAGGCGATCCGCTGCCCGACAACATCCAGGCGATTGCATCGGAGATGTGGGAACAGGCGCAGATGAACGTGGTTATGAGTCAGGTGGAATCGTTGACGCTTTTGCAGCGGACGATTCTGGTTCATCCCTGTTGGCGGATGGCGGCAGACGATCCAAGCGATCCGGGCCGGATTGAAATAGACGTGATCGGGGCGCACATGGCCGACGTGATCCAGGCGCAGGGAGATCCTACGCGAGCGGTCGGCGTGCTGTACTCGACGAGCTACCCGGATACCGTTTATGAACCGGACGGAGGGCTGGCGAACGAACAGGTGATCGGCGCGGGAGAGCGAAGCGGCGGGCCGGTCAACCCGGATGCGTTGGGCGTGACGTACTGGACGAAAGACCGGGCGATGGAGTTCACCGGAGACGGCAAACGCATCGTTGATCCAAACAACCCATCCGGCGAGAATCCCTATGGGACGCTGACTTTTATCACCTACCGCGACTCGCTGGCGATGGATCGCTTCTGGCTGGAGCCAAAGCACGCGCTGGTTGAAGCCAACGAGACGCTGAATCTCGCGCTGACCGATCTATTCCACGGGATGCATTTGCAGCTTTGGGGCGTGCCTGTTGCCATCGGGCCGGGCGTTCCCAAGATCCTCGTCTTTGGCCCCGACAAGGCGCTGACCATCGAGACGAAAGACGGACAGGCTGCCAGCTTCACTTTCGAGAAACCGAACACCAACATCGTCGAATGCCTGGACACCATCGAGCGCACGCTCCAATGGGTTGCGCGGTTGAACCATCAGAGCCCGTCCGACTATGAGCTACGGGGAACGGCCGCGTCTGGATTCGCGCTGACAGTTCGCAACATGCCCAAGGTGGAAGATCGCAAGAAGCGCCTGCCGCTATTCATGCGGAACGAGATGGACCTGTTCGCCAAGATGCGGGCCGTCTGGAACTATCACAACGCGGGCAAGCAGATCCCACTCGATGCGAAACTCTCGATCAAGTACGAGGAGCCCAACGTACCGCAAGATCCGATGGTGTCCGAGGAAGTCTTGCAGAAGAAACTCGACATGGGCCGCGTGAACATCCTCGACGTGATCCGGCAAGAAAACCCTGACCTCAAAGACGATGCGGCGGCGGAAAAGTGGATGATGGCGAATCTCCAACGCCGGGACAGGATCAAGAAGCAGTTCGGGTTTTCGTTCGGTCTGAATGATCCGAACCAGCCGAAGCCCGGAGCGCCTCCGATTGCCGGTGACAAGCAGCCGCCAGACAAGGCCGTACCGGATCAAAGCCAAGGCGCGGGCCAATGAGCAACCTGAAAGAGCGCCTGTTCGCGCAGGAGCGAAGCATGGAAGCCGAGGCGGAAAACAGGATCGTTCAGCAGTTCGATTCCGAGATCAACGCGGCGGCCGAGGCACCGGAACAGTTTGTCGCGGGGGTAGTCAGCGGCCTCGTCAACCTCGCGGCCAATGACTTCTTGCCTCGCGTGGCGGCGCTGGCAACCAGCGCGGCGGATCAGATCGCCATCGAGGCTGGCTACACTCCGAAATGATCTCGAATATTTGGCGGATCTGGCTCTATTCTTTTTGCGCCGTTGTCGGGCATGAAGCGGCGCGGAACACGTTGTCATGTCGCAGGTGCAGATTTTCGGATATGGATGCGACCGAAAACCGAGTGAGAGCGTTTTTTATGCACTTCGATCCGATGGACTTGCGGCGCAACTTGCTTATGAATCCGTTGCCGAAATGGTGGACGGCAGAGGCAATGGCCGAACATGAAAGGCTTGCCGAAAAGTGGCGGCAATATTTCGCGGATCTAGACATGGTTGGAATCGGCCTTGCCTGATTTCGTCGCCGAGCGCGACCTACTGAATAGCCAGCTTGCCCTTTTCAACCAGATAGTGCGCTCGAAAGGGCAGGCGTTCCTTGACGGAATCAACCAGGAGATCGAGCGCGGGCGGATCTTGGGGCAGACGTTGGAGGATTCGACGCAGGCGGTGATTGATCGCACGATGCGCCGTGAATCCGGGGCGCTGTCCGCATTCCGGGATGACATGGTTCGAGAGTTCCGAAAACTCATCGGGCAAGCGACCATCGCCACGTTTCAGACGCGCCTGGAATCCTTGGCCGCAGAGGCCGCGATCCAGACCGGGGGCGACATCATCCCGACCGACTCCGCATCAGGGGTTTGGGTTTGGGTTGCGGTGGGGTCAAGCGCAACCTGCCAATGGAGCCCGAAATCGGGGAAGTACATCTTCCGTGGGCGGAACATGATCCCGACGGATTTCTGCGCGAATCGCCATGGAATGACCGGAGATCCGGCATTTTGGGATGACTTCGGAAGGCCAAGGCAGGGATTCACGCCATGCAACTCGGCCTGCGAATGCAGTCTTGTTCCGGCCGAGTTCGCCAAATCGAATCCCGGTCTTTTGGAGGCGGTAGACCTAACAGGGGCTTGACACGGATCGCCGTTGCGTGCCATACGCCCGGCGTGAAGCCAACCATCCTACACACCGTAGCGGGAATGCCGGGCCAGTTCGCCCGTCAGTCCCGCGAGACGTAAGGGGAGAACGAGCGACATGACGCAACAAGAGACGGAAGCCAAGGCGAAGGCGGAAGCGGACGCGAAGGCAAAGGCGGAAGCCGATGCGGTTGCGAAAGCGGAAGCCGACGAGAAAGCGAAGGCCGACGCCGAGCTTGTTCCCCGCAAAGAACTGAACGCCACCTATGCGCGAATGAAGCAAGCCGAACGTGAGCGCGACGAACTGGCGAAAAAGTTCGCGGATGAGGAAAAGGCCAAGCTGTCGGAAACCGACCGGGTAAAGAAAGAGTTGGAGGAACAGACCAAGGCCGCAGAGCGAGGCAAGAAGGCGCTGGCGACCGTGGAACGGATGCTCGAAGCCGAGATGAAGTCTCTGCCTGACAACGCTCGCGCATTGGTGCCGGAGGATCTTTCCCCGGAGGAAAAGCTAGAACAGGTGCAAAAGATTCGCGCCTCTGGCCTCCTTGGGAAAGAACACACGATTACGACTCCGGGGGGAAAACCCGCCCGCACCGATGGGAAGCAATTCACGTCAGCAGACCTTCAACGCATGATGCGCGATCCTGTTGAGTACGACAAAAACAAGGACGCCATTCAGGCGCAGGTCACGGCCAACGGCGGACGCCTCGAACCCTAACTAAACCCGGCTCCGAAGGGAGCCGCGCATGGCAGCAGGAACGATGACCGTTACCACCGGGGCCATTTTCATCCCGGAACTTTGGGCGCTGGAACTGTTCGCAGCGATGCGAAAGAATCTCGTACTCGCGGGCCTCGTCTGGACGCCCCGAGATTCCGAAGCGTCCAAGATCACGCGAATGGGCGACACGATCCGCTTGCAGCAGATCTCGCACATCACTGCCCGCGACAAGACCGCGAACACGGATGTCACCTACGACAACGTGACCGAAACGGATTTGACGCTCGCGATCAACAAGCACAAGTACGTCGCGTTCAACGTCGAAGACATGCTCGCTGCACAGGCGCAGCCGGATCTTCGAGCGGAGTACGTCGGGGAAGCGGGCTACGGGCTGGCGTTGGCGGTGGACTCCGACCTCGCGGCGCTTGTGACCGGCTTCTCGCAGTCGGTGGGGGCGGGCGGGTCGGACATGAGCGAGCAAACAATCCTGGATGGAAAGCTGCTTCTCGACAACGCGGACGTTCCGCGTGAGGGCCGCTACATCCTGGTTGCTCCGTCGCAGGAGAACGTGTTCCTGAAGATCCCGCGATTCAGCGAGGCGCAGATCACCGGAGTCGGCGGCATCATCGCCAACGGCAAGATCGGGCGCATCCACGGGTTCGACGTCTACGTTTCGACCAACGTCTACGCGTCGGGCGGAACGACGTACAACATCATGGCGCACCGCGAAGCATTGGGCTTGGCGATGCAGAAAACCCCCACGATGAAGGCGCTGGACGATCCCGATAGCATCGGATGGAAGACGGTTGTCCACGAGATCTACGGCGTGGGCGAAGTCCGCGACAGCCACGGAATCCAGCTTCTCTCGTAACGCGAATGAGGGCGGGGGAGTTGCGACCGGCGCGACTCCCCCTAACCCAACAGTCTCGCCGGAACGCGCAATCAACCCCAACAAGGAGCAAGACTCGATGAAAAAGACCCTGCAAGCCCTCCGAGAGATCTTCGGACGCCCCGGCTTTCTGGCGATGGCAGCCCTCGCGCTGTTTGTCGCGGCATCCATGATCGGCAACGCGAACGCGATGCGGACGCGGGCAACCAGCCCGTTCACCTCGACGACTCCCAAGACCGGGATCACGCCGTTTTACTCGACGGCGCAGGATTCACCGGACTGGAACGCGGTGTCACTCTTCATCAACGTGACGGCGCTTGCCGCATCCCCGACGCCAGCGCTGACCATCTCGCTCGAACACAGCGCGGATAACTCCGTGTGGGCGACGCATACGACTCTGACCGTCATTACCGCGACGGGCACTTACGAGTCGCACGTCTCCAACTTCGCCCGCTACTGGCGCGTCAAGGCTCTGCTGGGCGCGGCCTCCGGGATCACGGGCACGTTCACGATCAAGGCGTACGAGAAAGAGTTCACCTCTGCGCCGCAGGTCGGTAGGCCAATGATCGACCTCGCGTTCAAGATGGACGAGGGAGCGAAATACCTCGTCAGCGATTCCGTAGATTCTTCGATCTACGGTGCGCCGTCGAGCATTACGGTCGCAAGCGCCAAACGGTAAGCAACCGCCGCCGGGCGGGGCATGGGGAGCAGGGCGCGGCCCCATGCCTGCCTCGGAGGCTTGACTCCAACAGCGCCCGCTGAAAGGTGGCAATCATGGCGAAACCCGAACCTGGAATCCTGGCGATCAACGCCAAGGGCCATCCGGTGCTTTTGAGCAAGCGGCTTTGGGAAGAGCTGGGCCGCGAGTTCATTCCGGGGAACCGCACGCAGTCCAAGCAGACGCTCTACAAGCGCCTCGGCGAGGGCTTCTCGGCGGATCTCAACAAACTCATCGCAAAGCACCGCGACGAGGAAGACGACGGCGAGACGGCCGCAAAGGCCACCAAGGCCGCGAAGTAAGGATCAGCCGATGATGCGTGGGCGGGTCTGCCAAAGCGCGGCCCGCCCTCGTTTCGATTGGCGCGACCGATGAGCAACCAGATCAAATACCGCGACCTGACAGGGTACAAATACCAACTCGCGGAGGATTACGAGATTGGGATCTCCGGAGCGTTCGGACAGGTCCGCGAGCGATCCGTAATGATGCACCCGGCGAAGCGCCCGATGATTCGCCTCACGCGATTGGTAGGCAACCCCGGATGCTCGCTCCTGTGGATCTCGGCAGGCTACTCGTGGGATGGCCCGAGCGGCCCGACGATTGACACGCCGAACTTTATGCGCGGATCGCTTGTGCATGACGCGCTGTACCAGTTGATCCGCGAGCGGCTGATTCCCGTGGCGTTCAAGGATGAAGCCGATCAAGTCTTGCGAAAGATTTGCCTGCAAGACGGCATGAGCGCACTCCGGGCGTGGATCGTCTATCAAGGCGTCAAGAGGTTCGCGGGATTCGCTACGGCCAATCGGGACCGGGAACCAATCGAGATCATCAGGATCGCGCCTTGAAGCAGCAGATCCAGTTCGAGGTTGGCGGGACTCTTCGCTTTCAGCCAACGCTTGACGGCAAGCCGATCTCTGTTGGGAGCGAGTCCGACCCCATCGTGACGGTTTCAAGGGCGGATGGAACGGCGCTCCCGGAAGCGATCAGCGAAGCGTTGGCCACAAGGGAGGCCGATGGTTCGGTTTCGATTGGCGTCTCTGCTGCCGCCGTGACACTACCAGGGCCGGAAGCGAACCTCATCGCCGATTGGACGTACAGCTACGACGGGCAGACGATCCGCAGGCGCGATCTTTTTGACGTGGTTCGCTTCCCTCTCTATTCGACCGTCTCGGACGATGACATCAAGCGCGAGATGGGGAAGCTAACCACGATCCTGTTTCCGAATGCAGATATGACGTTCGCGGACACGATCAACCTGGCTTTTGAGGAAATCTACGCAGGGCTCGAAGCGATGGGGAATCGCCCGTCGCTTGTCATGGAGTCGGAGCAGTTGAAACTGGCCCACTCCGCGAAGTGCATGGCGCGAATCTACTCGGATCAATCAGGTGCGCCCGATGACATTTGGAGCGCGAGGGCGAAGCGGGAACAGGCGAGATACGAAACGCTCATGGACGAGCTGCCCTACCGCTACGACACGAACGATAGCGGGACAATTACCCAGAGCGAAGAGGGAACGAACTGGGGCACAAGTACAATCGTGAGGACGTGAAGTGGTATTCCTGACGCTCGGACTCAACGGCGAGCAGGCGCTTGCACGGATTTTTTACAAAGCCCCGGCTTCGCTGAATGATCTCACCAAGGAAATGCGCCGGGTCGGGGCAATAATTAAAAACTCGTTCGTTAGCGTTTTCTTGGATGAGGGGGCCGTTGGCGGCAATCCTAAATGGGTGCCGCTGTCTTCACAATGGACCGTACCGGAACGAATAAAGCAAGGCTATGGGGGCGAGGAGCCAATCCTTCGGCGCAGAGGCGGATACATGCGTTCGTTTCGCCCGACAGTTGGCAAGTTTTCAGTATCGGTCGCATCGAATGACATCCGAGATACTCTCCTACAGCTCGGCGGATTAAACGGACTGAAGCGTCGCGTGCCTGCGCGAACGATCACGGCGCGAGTCCGGGCGGCGTTCGAGCGAAGTGATTGGCGCGAGATCATTGACATCCTGCGGAACGGACTGAAAGACCGCATGGAAAAGGCCGCGTCATGAGCGCCCCGAACTACTTCATGGACCGTCTGGAAAAACTCCGGGATCTCGCGGTGACATGGCCGGAGTTCGTTCCGAAGTCTGGGACGTTCACACGCATCGAGATTTTCCCCGATGACACCGGGCGCGGCCTCGGTCCGGCTGAACTACCGGCGCTTTGCTTTTCCCCCGGAGAGGAAATCCTGTCTCCCTATTCGACGGCGCGATCCGAGATGACGATGGTTGTCAAGGTGAGCGTGTTCGCCTACGTCAATCCCAACGGAAAGCCAGCCGACGAAACCAGGCAAGCCTTGGACCGCATCGCCAAGGTAAACCGCTTCCTGTTTTCCAAGAAGCGAGTCGAGGGCTTTTGGTGGCGCATCGAGCCATCGGGCGGCGAGTTCCTGCATTGGACGTACACCGCACTTTCTGATTCTGAAACCGGAAAGACAGCCATTCGCGTATCGGCAGACCTTCGTCTGGCCGTTGCAAAGCTAGACCTCACCGCATAGGAGGCACCATGACGCCGATTTCAACCGACCTACTCACGATGGGAGTGGCGAAAGAATTCGCCTACGGTACGGCCGTAGCGCCGACGACTTACCCCATCGTAGACCCAAGCAGCAAGTTCGAGATGGTGCATCAGCCCATCGAACACAAGGGCAAGGCCGGATCGCGGGCCGAGTTGCAGAAAACATCAGCGGGACCGGAGAGCGTGAAGGGAACGATCAAGTTCCGGCTGGAGCCTGAAAACGCCGGGGAGATCCTGGGCGCGTTCTTTGGATCGGATACCGTCACCGATCTCGGGAGCGGAGCCTACCAGCATGACATGGTGGCAGCCGAAGCCTCGCAGACCGAATCCCTCACGATCTCCGTTGACCGTGGCGCGGCAGATGGGCGGCATAACTACGTCGGATGCGTCCCGGACAAACTGACGTTCGAGGGAGACGATTCCGGCGCAGTCTCGCTGACGTGCGAAATGATGGGGAAGGACGAGGAAGATGGATCTGCACTTACGCCGACCATCTCCGACCTCGAACCATTCGTGTTCCACATGACCGCGATCAACCTGAACGGCAGTACGCTGTCTTGCAAGAAATGGAAGATCACGCTCGCAAACAACGTCAAGTTGCAGCGCGGCATTCAGGGCGGGGGCGTTCGTACCCCGCAGAGCTACATCGTCGGGGTCGTATCCGCCGACTTTGAAGCGTCCATCGTATTTGAAAACAACGATCTGCGGGACGCGTGGAAGGCCGCGACGGTCGGGAACTTCACCGTCACCCTGACCGGCGACGTGGTGAGCGGATCGAACAACTACCAGCTCGTACTCGAACTGACGAAAGTCATCTTCGGGGCTGGGGAGTTTTCGGAATCCGACGGGGCAATCGGCGTGGAAGTGAAAGGCAACGGGATCTATGACCGGGACGCGGGGGCGCTAATCACGGCGACTCTCGTAAACAGCGTAGCAGCAGCGTACTAACCGGAGGCAGCGAACATGATCCAAAGAACAACTGGCAAGCGGCTGGAGTATGTCTTCAACTCCGAGAGGGACAAAGACAAGCCCCTCACGTTTTTCTACACCAAGCCGGACGCCTCGATGATGGCGAACTATCGGAACGCGATGGTGAGCGGCAACTACTCCCAAAACGGGGATGAGAAGGTCCGCGTTACCACGGCGATTACTACCGGGACGGCCAAGCTGTCGCTGGTTGCCGATTGCGTGACCGGATGGAGCGGGTACGGAGACGACAAGGGCAACCCCGTTGCCTACTCCCGAGACGAACTGATGAGGTTCGACCCTGACCTCATGGACGAGTTCATGGCGCACCTGGACTCGCTGCTATTCGTCGGCAAACTGGAAACAAAAAACTACAAGAGGCCGTCCGAGGCAGGCTCACCGGGCGTCCCAAGCGGATCGAGCCAAGAGCAGCCAGGCTCGTAGACCTGTTTCTCGGATGCAAATATTGGGGAAGCCTGCCGCACGCGGGAGGCTTGCTCGATCAGCCGGGGGATCTCATGGATCGGTTCGGGATCATTCAGGAAGAGTTCGAGGGCATCAGACTGACGGAGCAAAAAAGACAAGAGGCCAAGATGAAGGCTGAAATGGATCTCCAAAGGAAAAAGGGCCGTGGCTGACGCCAATCTCGAAATCGTCATCCGGGCGCAGAACCAGGCGTCGAAGGCGATGGCCGACGTTCAGAAGGCGTTGGACGATCTCGCAAAATCTGGCGTTACGACCGGGCAGCAATTTATAAAAACAGGCGACGATGCATTGGGTCTCGATGTCCGTCATCGAAAGCTAGAAACGACCACAAGAATCCTCGGCATGGAAATGTCGAATATGGCAAGAAGCGGATTTACCCAAGCAGCGGCTGCAACTTCTGCAAGTTCGGCGATTGGATTGCTCGGGAATAGCCTGACCTTTGCATCAGGTCCGCTGGGACTAGCTTTTGTCGCAGTAACAGCACTCGCAGAGGGTCTGTTGACATGGTATACGAATGCAAACAAAGCCAACACGGCAACGATAGACCTCACGGAATCTACTGACGCCCTGCGCTCTGCGGCTGACACGCTGGAAGCCAACAATGAAATAGGAGCTTCTCGTAGATTGTTGCGGGCGTCAAAAATACTTGAATCTGAAAAACAGTTGGCGGCTGCTGGGAAACTGTTGAAAGACCTCGCAGGGGAGCGGATGGCGTTAGAGCAGCAGAATGAGCCGATTCTGGAGCAGCTAGCGCGGACCAAAGAACGATTGGCCAGAGATGAAAAAGCGGCCAACCAACTTGGCGGGGAGTTCGTAACGATTGCAAAGATGACAAGGCTTGAAGTGTCGAATCTTGAAGCGCAACTGAAGCCCACCGCCGCGAGAATAACACTTTTGGGGGAAGCGACATTTGCAACCGGGGAAGCGCTTGCAATTATGAATGAAGCAATGAAAGATATAGGGAAATCTTCTGCATCTGGGCAAATGGGCATTGGGGCAATAACTGTTGGCATCGCAAACATGGGCATTGAGACCGACAACGCCTTTCTACAGATGCACAAGAATATGGATCTGACGAAGGTAAAATGGCACGAGGTGTCCGCAGCGGCAAAGGACTCTGCGGTAATTCAAATATTGGTTGCTCGGATGATTGCCGAAGAACAGATGCGTCGAGACGCTGCGATGTTCCAATACAAGATATCGGCATTCCAGCAAACCGCACAGGTGGCCGGAGCATTGGCTACCTACCTGCAACAGACCGGGCAAGCGTCTTTCGAGACGGTCCAAGCCCTACGCATGGGCGAGGCTGTCATAAACACGGCGGCGGGCATCATGAACGCGATCGGCGGATCTGGTATCCCATACCCGTACAATCTCGTAGCAGCGGCCTCCGTAGCGGCTCTGGGGGCCATCCAGATAGCCACCATTGCCAGCGCCTCGCCTGGTAGCTCCGGTAGCGTCTCGATGCCCTCCGGGTCAACCAGCAGCGGAGGGACGAATAGCCCGTTTTCAAATAGCCAATCTGGAACCAACTCCGGGAGCATGACGCGCACGGGGCAGAGTTTCGCGGGCGGCGGCGGGAATACGATGTACGTCTACTTCAACGGAGTGGTTGCGTCGGATGAAGCGATTGAACTGCTATTCCGCAGGGCGCGACAAATCGGGATCTCGGATATGAGTTCAAACCGGCAGGCGCGAGTCGCGGGAGTCACGCGGTGAGCCAAGACTACGCACGGATTGCCAGGCTGAATACATCGCAGCAGATCCCATCTCCGAACATGGTGCCGGTTGTTTCGTTCACGGTGGCATGGGTCGCTGGTTCGATTACGACGAATACCTACTACTTTCGGGCGACGGCGCTGCGGGCCAGCCAGAACGCAACGCCTCTTTGGGAAGGCGAGACGTTGGCGAGCGACGAGCAAACGCTCGCAGGGGCGGCATCGAAAGACCGGGCGCGGCTCGTTGTAACGATGGACGGCGATGCGGACGGTTTCAGGATCTACCAGCACCTGCACGTCGCGGCAGGGGGATTGCCAGAGGTCCACCTATGGGCAGAGGTCCGTGTCACGCGGGACGCGAACGGGGATATCACTTCGGCCGCGCTGCAAGCGCCCTACAACATCGGGACCGTGGTAGGGACAACCGCATCAACGGTGACATGGGATTCCCCATCCGGTGCGTCCGGCTCCGCGAGCGCGAGCAATCCCGTAGTGCCTACGGTCGAAACGGCGCACGTCACCTACCTCGTTCTATCCGATCCTCTGTTTGTTGACGGGGGCGGCATGAATCGCAAAACGATAGACCAAGAACTGTGCGACGGATCGAACGCGAGCAACCTGCGGGGCCACGTTCCCGAGTTGGATCTCCGCGTCGAAAGCACGTCTGCTGATTCCGCCGCAGACATCCGCACGCTTTTGGGATGGGGATACATCAGGCTATGGCTGCTGCCCGATACATATCCGGCAGTCGCGTGGGATGGATTCTTCGCTGGCGGGATGATGGAGCAGTTTTTGAGCGCATGGGACACCGGGCCGAGACTCTGGCCGCTGAAGTTTCGAGGATCTAAAGCCTACGGAACTCCCCCGGCGCTCGTAATCGGATAAGCCGTGCCGACGATTCCGACCGTCACGCTACCGGAGCCATCGCCCACCGCCCTCGTAGCACTCCGCAACATGGTCGGGCGGCAGATGGCCTTTTACCTATACCTCTTCGATTGGTTCGTCCGAACCGATAGCAAGCAGGATTGGAAATATGGGGCGACGACTACGGGCGGGACGGCCGACCTTGATCCCGCCACGCGAACGGCTGCCACGATCAGGCGATGGCAAGCGGGGGATCGGACATTGCGGACGCCGGAATATGGAGGCGTTGCCGTCACCGATCCGACCTACGCCGATGCCATCTCGATTCCAGATCCTGCACCGTGCGATCAACGGGGGCAGGATTTCGATTCGGCAACGGTGGCGGTTGATGCTGAAACCGTTGACGCCCGGATCTCTGCCAAGGCATTGCTGCAATGCGTGGATGCCGACAAGGGGCGCATCTATGCGACCGACTGGCCGAACCTGACGGGCTGGACGAACGGAACCACGGGCGGCGGATTCGGGGGGGCGGTGAACGCGCTCGATCCGAGATTGCAGATCGTCCATTCGGCGAGCGTGGCAGGCACGGAAAAGTCTCGATGGACTTCCTACGACACGGCGCAGGCGATGGTCGGGAAGATATTGACCATCCCGATTCAAAAGAACGGAGCGCCGTCGGCAGACTCGGACAAGGGGGCCCTGGTTTTCTCGAAGGCGCAAAACACGGCCAACGATCCGCTTTATGACGGCGGGGCGGGATTCAATGGCCTGGAAATCGGCGTGAAGACGCAGACCGGAAGCCCGACGAACGTCTGGTATGCAACCGCATGGCTGAATGGTGTTTCAACGGCGCTCACTCTGTCTGCGAATCCAGACGATGGGGATGCGGTTGTAGTCGTCGAGTTGACAGGCCCGAGCGGAGGCTCCCACTATCTGCGCGTGCGCGTGGACGGAACGGAGATCTTCAACGGGACGATCGGCGTCGAGCTATCCGGCGGGGCATGGTACGTCAACATGGTAAACCGATCCAAGACAACGGACTCGCGGGATGTCATCTTCGGAACGAGCGACCCGAGGGGATTGCGGATCTTTTCCGAAACCGTCTTACACTTCGCTGGCCTCGATCCGAATATGCTCGCTGCAATCTGCGCCCAAGATGGGACGGTCTGGCATACCGAGACTGCGGATGGATCGGGGAACGCAGACATTGACATTGACGCCTCGCTCGGCGGGACGAACTATATCGAGACTGGAAACGTGCCGGTACCTTGCAGCCTCCGTCTAAAAGACACCGATGGAGTTGTGATCCAGCGCACGCAGCCTTTCGGTCTGTGCAACGACACCGATGCGAGCGAGCAACCTACCGGCGTGTATGGCGGGGATACCGTGCGCTTTGCGAAAGTCTTGGGCGCGGCGCAGTACCAATCCATATGGCAAGGCTCGGAATGGTGGAGTGCGATCTACGATTCCCTGATGCCGTCTGGATGGGACCGTGCGGCAGAGTGGGGGCGGTTGCTCTTCGACGATGCGTTCTTGCGGCTGATTCACTCATTGGGCCTTGTGAATGCGCCGATCTCAAACACGTTGCTACTCTATGAATCTTTCGAGTCGGCCGCATCGGTGCGCGGTACCGGAGGCGCGGTAGTCGGTTCTCGCTTCGATACCGGGAAGCACGGGCGGGCGGTCTACTCGGGGCCGGCCGATTACGTCAGCTATCCGGCCTCGGTGATTGACATGACAGAGGGATGGTTCGCGGCTTGGGTTTCGGTCGCACAGGATGGGACGCTGCATGACTGGACACCGACAGGAGCACCGCAGGTTTTGTTTGCACAGGGGGATGAGGGCTTTATTGAGATGTACCTGTCACCATCTGCGGATCAAATCGTATTCAGGTGCGATGCCAACGAGACGACTACGACTCTGACCCACGATGTCACCGCAGACGAGAAGGCGGCAGGCTGGATACATGTCGCTGGATATTGGAGCGGCGCGACGTTTGAACTAATCGTGAACGGTACGAGTCGCCATGTTGGTACTCCGAACATTCCGAGTGCCGTGGATTATGTCCATATCGCCAACGGTGCGGACCTGGCCGCTGGCGCGGAAATCGCCGTGGATAAGGCCGTGCTGATGTCCGGGCCGGTCGGGATGACGTATCCGAACCTGTACGGACTCTGGGCGCTGTCCTACTCGATTGCCGTGTCAGAGACGCCGGATGATCTATTGCAAACATCCGTACCGACGTGGACAGTCCTTGATCCGATCCTGCCGTTGTTCGATGTCCTCAATCCGCAACGGGCGAGATACGCACGGCTGAAAGTCACGTTCAACGATGAGAACGAATATTACCCGCTGGACGCGGACCCATTCGCCAGCCAGCTAACCACGCCGACCGGCGCATACGTTGATGCCGTCGAGCCACACGCGCGATTCAGACTCGGGGCGCACGCGATCATCAGCCGTGGAACAAGCCGGAGGCAGTTGGAGGAAAAGGGAACCATCGGCGTATTCACGTCGGGGGGGTACAACTACTCCTGCGTTCTGAACAATGAGGATGGATGGGCAAATCTGAATCGGCACGATGGCGTGTTCAACAACAACCAGATCCTCAATGCAACGCTGGCCGTAGTGGCCGGGCCGGTCTTGGACGATGAGACGGAGGAGGTCTACCGGCAGGGATTGTTTTTCGTTGACGATTGGAAAGCATCTGCGCCTAACCGCACCTTCACCCTCAACGCGCATGACCGTTGGCGATCCATCGCGGACAAGTCGCTACAGGATGGCATCAGTTACTTGGCGGCGGCGATGACGGCGAGCGGAACGGAAGACGTGCAATTGGAGGACAACCCGCAGACCCTTGGCTTTACAGCCGCGCCCGGATACGCGCAGGTTGACGATGAAATAATCGCCTATGCGACATGGGACGCCGGGGCGCAGTTATTCAAAGACGTGACGCGGGGCCAGTTAGGGACGGTCGCGGAGGTTCATGAACAGTTCGCACCGATCCGGGCTTTGCTTGCACAGCAGACGGTTGACACGGTGATAGACGCCATCAGCACGGAGATAGGGCTTGCCGACGATGAGTTAGACCTACCCGGAAGCGGCGAGGGAACGAACTACATCAGAACAACGCGCCGGGTAATCGAGCGGGCCGATGGTAGCGTCGTGGACGCGCCGCTACAGCCGACTGTGCAGACCGGGGACGGTTACGGCCAGATCGGGAGGCCGGTTGCGAATCCAACAGGCGACGGAGGGGCGTTCACTTCCTGCGAGATCAATGACGCGCTTGTTCCTACGACGCTAACGACGTTCCACGGAGTGACCTTTCTCGAAGCCGGATCAGGCGGGCCGACGCGAATATGGGTCAAGATCTTGACGGCGGATGGTGGAGTGGCGGCGCTGTCTCCGATCGCGGCCGCGTTCGGAGGCGGGAGCATTTGGACGCGATCCATCCGCCCTAGCCAGGTTGGGCTACACACGAGGAGCATTGTGGTATCGGGTAGCATCCCTGTATTGCGGATCTTCGTTTACGGAACCTACGAAAAGAACGTCGGAGAGGATTGGTTTTACGTCGGCATCGCCGAAGTCGACTGGCAAGGAATTATCGGGCCTAACCCCGTCGAAATAGTGGCAAGGCCATGGGACAATCTCGGCGTGGCGGGATCGGCAACAGGCATGGCCGGTTCTGGTTCGATGTTCTGGAACGAGGTAAACGATACGCTTTACTATGTGACGCATGAGGACGGACAGACGCGGATCTATTCTGTTGGGTTGCCGGATTGGGATGCTCTGGTAGCGCCCGTGCTGACGTTGGAAGCAACGCTGTCAGGGTACGAATACGCCACGGGATTAACCTACATCCCGGCCGACAAGAATCCGCTCGGCAACAATACGGCGCGGTACATTCTGGCAGCGCAGAGAGTCTCGGACGAGCGCCCGATCCTGGTAATGCTCGATACGTCGTTCGCGGACGTAGGCGCGTCCGTTGACAGCCAGTTCCCCGTGCTTGGGCTTGGCTTCGTCCAATCCCACGCCTACCTGTGGGGATTGTCGGAGCCTGCATCGTTCCTGCTTGGCGGCTCGGGCCCGGGCGCGGCAACCGAGAACGTAGTCCACACGTTCGATCCACAGACGATGGGGAATCTCCCGGTCGGAATCTGCGCGATCTTCGATATGTACCTACAGCATCCGAGGCTGTCAGGGATGATCTCGGACGTGAAGCTGAACGGCACGTCATGGTCTGCGAGCAATTACCTTTTCGACGATCAAGGCAACTTCCCGCGCCTCTCGTTCGAGACGTTGCTCCATGCGACGGATCAACTCACGGCCTCGTACAACTTCCTGTACGCGGTTACTAACGCGGTGCTTGGAGGCAAGACAGCATCGGAGGCGCTGGAATCGGCCGCGATGGCGGCGTGCTTCGGCGTGTGGATTGATGAAGATGACGTGTTCCACGCGGAGCCAAAGGGCCGGATTCGACCTTCCAATATGCTGCTGACAACCGGAGGCTCTGGATTCGGAGTCGGTGCGGCCGGGTCTGGATTGCCAAACCTGAAAACCATCGAGTTTGGTGCTGGGCTTGGAACGCTGAAAAACACGATCCGATTCGAGATGGGGAATCCCTACGATCCCGGCGGGGATGCGGTTATCGTTTACCGGGACGTCTCCGCGCAGCAGCCGTCTACGAATGAGTACGTCAACACGCTTGACCTGTTCGACGTGCGCGAGTTGCAGCTATCGAATCTCTGGATGTTTGCGCGGCAGGACGTGCTTGATCTCTGCGACATTTATCTTGCCTACTACGATCTCAAAGCAACAGGGTCATTCGAGGCGCTGCTGCTTGCCAACTTGCGGCTGGCGGATACGGTCTGCATCCGGTCCCACTTCGATCAGATCGGGCCGGGCGAGAGGTCGCGCCCGATTGGATCGTGGTTTCAGATCATCGGCATAACGAGAAACTGGCAGGCATACACCGTCAGCGGGGAGGTCCGAGAGTTATGAGCCCGGAACAAGAGGAACGGTTATTCAAAAGCATCGGTAGCCTGGAGTCGGGGCAAAACGAGATCCACCATCGGATCAACCGATTGGCGGATGACGTTGAAGAGGTGACGAAGGCGACGGCGAGAACGCGGGATGCGGTGGAGTCCTACGCGACGAACACGGTTACGAGGATCGTTGCGCTGGAACAGGCGGCGGTTCCGAAGGTGGAAACCGGGGCGACGAACCGTGAGGATCGAGATGCGTTGGAGGTCGGTCGGACGTTGAAGGGGTTGCCAAAAGTCCTGACGTTGGCCGGAAAGAACGTGCAGGCGATAGTGCTTCTATTGATCGTCTGTCTATTGGCGTGGCGCGAGCTACGCGGACAGGCGCAATCGAGCCAGCCGACAAGACAGGCGGCGACATGGGGGCCAACGGCTCCCGCAGAGAGCGGCCATCGGCACTTTCGCCCGATGACCCCTTCGGAGTAGGATGCGACGATGAGCGGAACATTGATCCCAATGCTCGGAGTGATCCCGTGGATTGTCGGTCGGGACATGACGATTGACTTCACGATTCTGGACGGGGGCGGCGAGCCGTTCCCCATGACCGGAAGTTGCGATCATGCGTTTATCGTGAAGGTGAACAAGCGGGACGCGGACGATCAGGCGATCCTGCACAAGACGGGCGCGTGCTGGACGGTGACGGACGGCCCGAACGGAATCATTACGCTACAGATCGGCGCGGAGGATCGGAGCGCGGCGGCGGTAGACGGTCGGCTTTACCCGGCGGAAGTTTGGTTCAAGAATTCCGGAGGCAAACAGATTTCGGGCTGGCTTGGTTCGATGCTGGCCCAGATTCCCGTGAGGCGAGCATGAGCGCTGCACTTCAGGTCCAGGGCTTTGCGAGTGTCGGGACATCGGTTATTACGAACGCATGGAGCGCGAGGGATATCGAGTCGGCGGGACCGGGCGACGGAATCCAAGATACAGAGATGATTCTCGCTGCGGCGGTCGCTGCCGGGCTGTACGAGGTCAAGGCCGTTGCGACGGCGCAGACGAACGCGGACACGGTGACGGTCGCGGTGACGTACAACGATGGCGTTCTGGGATCGTCTCTGACAAAGCCGGTCATGGGGGCGGTAGCTGTCGCCGGGAGCGATTCGGAATCAGGCGCAATCCTGATCCGTGTCGCGGAGGCGTCAGACATTCGGCTTGCTCTGACGCTCTCGGATCAGCCCGACACGCGGGCGTCGGCGACGCTAAAGAGGGTCGGGTAATGCGCTGGCTTCGGAACGCGCTGGATGATTTGCTGTTTCTGGCGATTGCAGCCGTCTACTTCTGGCGCGAGGATCGGGACCGGCGATGCTCGAACTGATCGTGATTTATTCGATTGTCGCGCTACTCGTCACGGCGTTCGCGCTGATGCCGAACGAGCAGCCGCCTTGGAGGCCACCGTTTTGATTCCGACAAATCACTTTTACTTTCGCGTCTTCCAATCCCATTGGTTCTTTCTGATTGCCGTCTCCCTCATGGCTTGGTTCAATCCGCATGAAGCGAAGCCTGCCGCCACAAACACCCCCACACCGGTTTCATGCGACGGTACCCTAGTCACCGTAGGAGACGCACTAACTGCTTCCCTAAACGCCCCGGATAACGCCGCAACTACTTATCACTTTCTTGCAGTAGGTCCTGCTTCATACATAATGCCTTTCGGCGGAAAAGTCGTCGCATGGCGGATCAAACATTCCACCTGTCTCGTTGGGCAAGCAAACACACTGACAATATGGAGACTTGTTTCGGGGACAACATATTCTTGCGTCGGTACCGACCAGCAGACAACATCTACTTCGGCAGAATCGGAAACCTTTACCGTTTCAGTGCCCATCAATGTTTTATCAGGAGATATAATAGGGATGCAGCGCGTCAATACAGTCAACAACTATGTGGACGGAGGATCACAAGCAGGCGCAAGCCAACAAATCAAGTCCGATACAACCCCTGTTGCTTGTATCAATATGAATCTTGCCACAAATAATGCAACACAACGATTACTCAATGTCGTTCTTTGCCAATACTCTACTACATCCACGGCAACCGCTACCGCTACCGCCACGTCCACGTCCACGGCAACCGCTACGCATACGTTCACACACACTTCAACGGCGACGTTGACCGATACGGCGACGGCGAGCGCAACCCACACGTCAACAGCGACGGCGACAAGCACGGCGACTCACACGGCGACGGCGACAAGCACGGCAACGCGAACGGCAACGTCAACCCACACGTCAACAGCGACGATCACGCGAACATCAACCCGCACGGCCTACCACACGCGAACCGCAACCGCGACGGCGACGGGGCATTGTTGCACGGACACTCCGGTTACGAGCGTGACGCCAAGTAGGACGGCGACGCGGACGAAGACGCGAACCTGGACGCGAACGCGGACGCTCACCAAGACGCGAACGCGAACGCCTACGCCATGATCGGGATGATCTTGGCGGTCTTGCTTGGCGCGGACGTTCACGCGGCGAGTACCAACACGTTCACGCAGACCGCGACCGAAACAGCAACGGCCACCGTGACGGCCACGCATACGACTACGCTGATATTCACGTCCACGTTCTACCCGACGTACACCTTCCAGGACACTTGCCAGCCATGGCCGACCGACACCGCATCGCCTACCGTCACGGCAACACAGACGCTGACGATGACGCATACCCGGACGCCGACTCTCGCGCCTCCCCCCGCCGACGCTCACGCTACCTATGACGGCGCGGGAACGGGCCTACCAGCGCCTCACGATAGCGATGGGGAAAACCCAAACCGCCGTTGCGAAAACCGCGACAGCACAGGTGCCAGATTGATAGGATCTCCCGTGCCTCATAACTGGATGCGGGCGACGCCGTGATCCCAGGCCTCGACGTTTCTCATTGGGAAGCAAAGATCCGGTGGGCCGACGTACTGCGGGCGGGGTACTCATGGTGCTACGCGAAGGCAACCGAGGGGCTGACGTACACCGATCCGCTGTTCTCGAAACATTGGGAAGACATGAAGGCGGCGGGGATGGCTCGGGGCGCGTACCACTTCGCCCGCCCGCAGTTCGACGCGACAGCACAGGCCGATCATTTCGCCAAGACGGCGGGCCTGATGGACGCGAGCGACCTGATGCCGTGTCTCGACCTCGAAACTGACGGCAACATGGGGGCGGTCCATACAATCGCGTGGATGCGGAACTTCATGGCACGCGCCGAGAAGCTGTTCGACCGGCCGCTGATGATCTACCTCGGCCACTCATTCCTGCTGGAATTTCTCGGCGATCCGCTGATGCCGGATCTCGCAAGCCGCCCGCTTTGGATTCCTCGCTACGGGACAAACTTCCCGAAGCCCTCCAAGACCTGGCCCAAGTGGACGATCTGGCAGCACAGCGAGGATTTCGAGATCCCCGGCGTCGGGAAGTGTGACGCAAACTGGCTGGACGGAGATCTTTCCCCATTGCGTGCCGCGTGAAAGTCGATGGCGGCCGGACCAGCGAAGTGCTTACGGATCGCGGCTGGTCTCTGGCTGTTGCGCTTGCCGCCGCCTGTCTGATAGGTTTGATTCTGACTTACGTCACGCTTCACGCGAAATAGGAGGCACCATGCCACCCCAATCCGATCCGAACGCAGCGCCAGCCCCGGCGGTAGACCTGACCGTGAAACCGCTGGACGAGTACGCCCGCGACCGGCTGAAAGATTTGATCGGCAAGGAAGCATCGCGGGGGGGGCGCGGGTCGCAACAGCGGCCGTGATTGGATTCGCTGCCGCGCACGCCATCGGCTTGAACGCGGCCGACCACGCCTACCTGTCGGCCGGCATTCAGGCTGCGTCCGTGGCGATTCCGGTCGTCGTCGGGATTCTACTGCGGAGGCTCGGAGCCTACGCGGTGGAACACAACCCGAAAAGCCAGCCCCTCGCGTGGTTTCAAAAGGCAGTATCTTGGCTGCCGCTTTAGCTCCGTCCTCCTAGCTCGCTGCGTCCACGGTGATCGGGAGATCCGGCCCGGCCCTCCGCCAGTCGGGGGCCGGGCTTGTTTTTGCCACAGCCAGCGCCCGGCATAGATAGTAGAGGCCTCTAGCTGGCCTAATAGATGGGGTAGGCGGGGCGGAGGGGCCGCGCCGCGTACCTTTTGACCCCGATCTCGGAAACCCTGCAAAACATAGGGTAATCGGCATACGATTTATTGCCGATTTTTGACGAATTCGCTTGACGTTACTAGAGGTGTCTAGTAATATACATTCATGGACACAGGGAGTCAGTCAACCGGCCTAGAGGCCACAGGGGGAAACGTGAAAACAACGATACGCATCAAGTCGGGAGATCCGATCTACATGGTTACAGATCCGCAATCGAACACGGCCGTCCTGGAAGACATTTGCGGGCTGACAACGCTCGCCAGCATCGGGCGGCAGGTTCTCGGCGGACTGGACATCTCGAACGAACGCGCCACGATCTACGTCGGGCGCAATGCCGAGGTAATGGCCAAGGCCGATGCCAAGGCGCGTCTGCTTCGCGTGCGGCTGGCAGCCTACGGGATCGCAGGGTCGAAATGACCGCCCCGAGGGTCGCCGCGCACAGGCCGGGGCTGCGTAGCCGGTCGGTACACGACGCCACCGACAGGGCGGCAGGGTATCTGGCCGACGCGAACGAGGCGGCAGAGCGCGGTGACAAGCGCAAGGCAGAGCGGCTTTACGCCAAAGCGCAGTACTGGCAGGATGCGATGAACCGCCGCATGGGGAACGGCGACGGGGTGGCGTCGTGACCGCCCCGAGGGTCGCCGCGCACAGTATGAGTGATGCGGCGAGGGCTTGTGAACGCTGCGGGGATCTGCTTGACCCGAAGACGAAAGTATACCTGGAACTGAACTGCTATACCGGGATCTACACAGATCCCGACAAGGTGACGGTTCCGGGCAACGAGTCGCAAGGGCTTTTTTGGTTTGGACGCGCGTGCGCGAAGAGGGTACTCGCGAGCGGCGGGTGTAATATTCGTACGCCGAAAGGCGGTGCCCGGTGAGCGCCCCCCGAATCACCGCCGACATGCTGGCCGACAAGAAAGCCTGCGCCGATCAAGTCGAGACGTTCCGCAAACTGTTCCCTCGCGGGACGCCGGTCACGCTCGCCGCTGCCAAGCGGTGCGTCAAGGCCGGGTTGGATCTCGACTGGTTCGCCCAAGCGTTTTTGCCACCGAAGGCATACGCGGACTACTTGGCCAAGCGCGCCCCGCTGCTCGCGGACTACCTGGCCAAGCGCCACACGCTGCTCGTCCGCGCCTATCGTGCGGCGGGCAAGGCGTCAGGCGGTGCAGCATGACGCCCGAGGCGTGGATTCTGGTAGCTGTCGCGCTGGCGTCGGGCTTCATGTTCGGTCTTGGCTACGGCGACGGGCGCGGATTCCGGCGCGGGATGGCACTCGGTCGGCACGTCGGCTCGGAGGCGCTGCGTGCGGCGGCGCGGCAGGCTGGTGAACGATGAGAGTCGAACAGGATCGCCTACGCGGAGACGGTCGGCCTCGGATGTTCGGGCGCACGTCCGACGAACATCGGGCAGAGGCTCGGCGGAATCGAGGCTCGGCGCTGCATTGGATCTCGGTCGGCGAGCGCGATCTGGCTCTCTCGCAACGCGCATTCGCGGATCGGTGCAACGCCTGGGCGCGTTCGCTCGAACGGATCGAACGCGCTGATGCGGCCCGCGAACGCGAGCGCATGGGCCATCCTCGATTCGAGGACTCGGTGCGCCTCTGCGTCTCACGCGGAACGATCTCGCCATCCGTGGGACGGCGGCTGATCGCGGAGGCGGGGGCATGAGGCCCCTGCGGTTCTGGTTCTACGCGGCATGGTGGCGCTACCTGTTGGGCAAGTCTAATAACCGATGGCCGGATCGCGGGCTGGGGGCATATTTACGGCGCGTCGTTTGTCGCGCCCGAGGTCATCCTGCTGGCATCGTATTCTTCAATCCGGGCGGGTTGGAGCCCAACATGTCTTGTAGAAACTGCGGCGAGGATGCATCGTGAAGTGGATCGGCTGGCTCTATCTCGCTGGCTGCTGGGTGTTCATTCTCGCCGTAGTCGTCTGGCCCCTATGCCGGGCAGCAGCACGCGGAGATCAGATTAGGCGTTGACATTCCTAGATGGGTCTAGTAGTAAGAAGTCGGACGCAGGAAACGGAGGCACCGAGTGGGAAAAGAACTGACAACAGCGGAGCTAGCGAGGCGCGTTCCGTGTGCGCGTGGCACCGTGCAATACTTCGCCGACGCGGCGAGGGTGAAACACCGCGTGATGGTTCGCGCGGGGGCGCTGTGGAAGATGTGGCCTGCGAACGCTCCCGCAAAACTGCGGGCGGCGCGTAGGCGCAAACAGAGAGGCGGGCGACGTGGAAACGATTGACGCAGATACGGGCGAAGTAACCGAAACGGCGCTCGTTACCGCGCCGCTGGGGCCGTCGCCATTCAACCGCGAGCGCCCTCTCGTAGAGATTTCGCTCGCGTGTGATCGAGTGTTGGCAAACCTGAGGGACGAGACACGCCCGCTAGACGCGCTACCATCAGATACCCACCAAGTCGAGGCGCTGGCGAAGGCCTTCTATGCGTGGTGGAAGGCCTGCGATGCGGCGATTGTCTCTCGGATGCGGGCGCGAAACTCGAAACTTATCGGCGACCCACGCAAGGGGCCAGCACTCGCGCTGAAAGAAGAACACGACTACACGTTTGACGAGAAGATTCTGAAGGGGCTGATCGCATTCGTGGACAAGCCGGACGGCCTGACGGCGGGAGAGTACGAAGGGGCGCTTCGATACACGTTCGATCCGTCCAAGACGGCGCTGAACAATCTGCAAAAGCGCGGCGGCAAGGTCGCGGAGATCATCGCGCTTGGCGTCCGTGACAACCCACAATACAAACTCGAGCTACGCGGAGGAACGCACAAGTGACCAACGAGACGGGCAAGGCAACCGAGATCCCGATGGTGTCGGCAGAACCGATGCCGACGAACGGTAGCGGGGCGCTGGCGATCCGCGCAAACGAGCCGATGGTCATGGACATTCGGCGCTCGCTCCCGCAGGCGAAAGCGCAGTTCGAGGCGATCCAGGAGTTTGTCAAAGACGTGCTGAAAGAGTCCGTCGCGGAAGACAAGGAAAAAGGGATCGAGGCCAAGGACGGCGACTATGGCCGCGTGCCGGGGATCGCAAAGCCGTTCTTGTTCAAGAGCGGTGCGGAGAAAATCGCGGCGCTGTTCGGCTACGCCCCGGTCTACGTCACGCTCGAAAAGATCGAAGACTTCGGCGAGCGGGCGGTGAACGGGTTTTTCTTCTACCGCTACCGATGCGACCTCACATCAAAGAACACGGGCGCGGTCATGGGATCGGGCATCGGATCGTGCAACTCGAAAGAGGAGCGCTACCGATGGGCGCAGACGGAGCGCGTTTGCCCGAACTGCCAGAAGGCGGCGATCATCAAGGGCAAGAAGGAATACGGTGGCGGCTGGCTCTGCTTCCAGAAAAAGGGCGGCTGTGGCAACAAGTGGCCGGACGGGGACCGATCCATCGAGAGTCAGTCCACCGAACGAGTCGAGCGCGAAGCATTCTCGCTCGTCAACACGATTGACAAAATGGCGCAGAAGCGGGCGCTGGTTGCGGCGGTACTGATTGCTACCGGCACGTCGGCGCTGTTTACGCAGGACGAAGAGACGGTCGAGGCGTCCGACAAGGGCGCGACCGCGAAGCCCGCGACGGTTGTCTCGGGCGCAACGGCCAGCCCGCCAGCTACCGAAAAACCAGGGGCGAAAGCGGCACCTGCGGAATCGGCGAGCGGCCCGTTCTGGCGCGAGGCGGCACCGATTGAGGTCGAGCGGCACTTCCTGCATCCAGAGGACAAACACGGGAAGTCGAAAAGCAAAAAGGGCGGCGAGTTGCCAGAAGGCTGCCGGTATCAGGTGACGCAAGAGAAGGGCGTCAAGGGAAAGCCTGGCTACGAGCCAGCGGTCTTTGCCAAGATGGTTGACGCGAACTTGTACGGGGCCGATCCGAGAAACGCCTCCGCGCCGGGACCAAAGCCCGCGACGGTCGTCTCGGTGGAATCTCCCGCGCACGGCCCGCTGCAAGGCGACAATCTGGACCGGGAGATCGCGCTAGAGATCCGCAAGCGGGGCTGGACGCCTTCAAAGGTAACTCTGCGGGCGCACGCGCTCGGCGCACAGGATGGCGAGTGGACGCGGGCCGACGAGGCAATCAAGATGCGCCTGCTGTCTGCGCTCTGTGATTCGGAAGTCGCGGTGACGGCATGAGCCAACCGAATCCGCCGCAGACCGAGGGCGCACTCGAAAAGAGGTTCCCGGGCATGACGGCGCTGCCGTGGAGGCTGACGGGACACGGAATCAGAAACAAAGAGGACTCACTGAATAGCATAGAGCCAGCAGGGGCATTAGGCAGATACGTGGCGGTTTTCGGTGGACTGGACGATGAAGGCGAACGGGTTGACGCAACAGATCAGAACGAGCAGGACGCGGCGGCGGTCCTGCACGCCGTCTCGACCTACGACGCTAGCGCGGAAATGATCGCGGCGCTCCGGGCAGTGTCGGCAGAGTGGAAGGCCGAGAGCAAGCGGGCCTCCGAAGATTGCACGGCACTCGGAAACAAGGCGGTTGAGATCGCAACGCAAGCCATACAGTTGCGCGATGCGCTGCGAGAGACGCTGGGCTTTTGGCAAGGGATCTTGGCCCCGATGCCGGGGGCTACCGTCGAAATCAACCTCGCTCATGCGCGGGCATTCGCGGAACATGCGAGCAAAGCCATAGAGCTGGCGCTTGGGATGAAGCCATGACCCAGCCGACAGCAGGGGAGACGCGGGTGAACGCAGAGCGGTTCAGGTCCACGAGGAAGCCAACGCAAACATCCGGCGCGTCCGGGAGGGGGTTGAAGTGAACCAAACGAACCAGCAAGGCGACGTGATCTTCGTCCGCGAGGCTATCCCCGCAGACGCGAAAGTCAGGCAGTCGAATGTCGTCAGAGAGGGAGAGGGGCATCACGCCCACGTCCTCGTCGGAGACGAGGTCGAGTTGTTTGAGAAAGACGGCACGATCTACGCCCGCGTCGGACATGGTGGTGCCACCATCGAGCACCAACGGGTCGGCGGCGGGCCGGGCGAACACCGGACGCAGACCATCGCGCCTGGAGAGTACAGGACGCCAGGAGTGGTCGAATGGAACCCGTGGGAACAGGAGGCACGCCGTGTCCAGGACTAGCGGCGTTCCGGCCGAATACATCGAGGCGTGTACGTATCCCGGTAGGCTCAACGAGGCGGAGGTCCAGACCGCGCTCGAACATTACGTGTCGAGCCTCGGGATCTCGCGGGAGGTAAGGCGGCTGCGGAGGGGATGGACGGTTGAGGACGACACTAATCTGCGTGCGTGGGTTGGAACGCTGGCGGCAGACGTTTGTGATCTTCTCGACGCCCGCGACGCCCTCGACGCCCGCGACGCCCTCGACGCCAGCGACGCCCGCGACGCCCTCGCCGCCCGCGCCGCCCGCGCCGCCCGCGCCGCCCTCGACGCCCTCGACGCCCGCGCCGCCCGCGACGCCCGCGACGCCCGCGACGCCCTCGCCGCCCGCGCCGCCCGCGCCGCCCGCGCCGCCAGCGCCGCCCTCGACGCCCGCGACGCCCGCGCCGCCCGCGCCGCCCGCGCCGCCAGCGACGCCCTCGCCGCCCGCGACGCCCTCGACGCCCGCGACGCCCGCGACGCCAGCGACGCGCTGGAACGGTTCGCGCGATGGGCAGTAGCAAAATCTGGCTGGTGGTATTCATTCGATATATCGTGGATTTCGACCACGCACATCGGAGCGCGGCAAACTGGTAAGATTTTGCCGTGGGCGAGGCACCTCTACGATTCGTTCTTGGTCGGAGCATGGTATTTGATCTGGACCGACAAGGTGATCTATTGGGTGGCGAAGCCGACAGTCCACAAGACTGCCGAGAGACGCCTGCACAACGATCATGGCCCCGCAATCGTGTCGGACGCAGAGGATCTATATTTCCTCAACGGGGTGCTCGTGGAGCCGTGGCTGGTCGAGACCCCGGCAGATAAGTTGGACCCGGTGAAGGTAATGGCGTTGGAAAACGTGGACGAGCGGCGAGAGGGAATCCGCAAGGTCGGAATAGATCGGATGCTAGAAAAACTGGACGCCCGGATCGTGGACACGTGGAGCTACCAGACCGAGAACGGCGAAGTGCATCCGTACGAACTGTATGCTCTGAAACTACCAGGGGCCGAGGCAGAGTCGAAGGCGCTGAAGATGCGGAATCCGTCGCTTGGCGTGTATCACGTCGAGTTTGTCTGGCCAGGAGTCAAGACGTGCCGTGAGGCGCTGGCTTGGCGCAACACGGGCGGATCGCAGGATAGTAAGGTTCTCGCCGCATGGACGCCGCCTCCGGTGCTGACGTGAGCGATTCGCCGACAGCAGGGGAGGGGTCTTGCCGGGAGTGCAAGGGCGCGGGCCGCTGGGATAGGTCGGGACTCGTCAAAATGGCCTGCCCCCGCTGCACCGGCACGGGCAAGGAACCTCGCGGCGAAGCAAGGGACGGAGGGGAAGGTGGTGGATCAAGGCGCGGACCAACCGGAGCCCCTGGCTTCGGAGTAGCGCAGCCCGTACCAAGTGGGCCTGCTACGCAGTCCACCACCGACCCATCCGCCCCTCGCGGCGAAACCGAATCTCCGTGGGCGGAGAAGGAGTCGCCGTGGTGTCCGGAATGTGGCGGAACGGGCCGAAGCGGCCAGCAGGAACATCATCGCGGCTGCGGAACGGACTCCGGGGAGTGCAACTGCGGCGGCGTCGAAGTTCAATGCGACTGTGCCGGAACGGGACTCTCGCCGCGCGTCCAAGTCTGCCTAGACGCCCTTCGCGGCGTGCCCGACCCCGCAAAGTTGCTCGCGGCGGCGGCTGCCATGTTCGAGGAGATCGAAGCAGTGGGCTCCGTTGCGAACGGCACGTTCGACGCCTACCGCTCCGCCCGCCGCTCCCAGGAGGATATGGGATGAGCGCCTGGACCGTCAGCGAAGAGACAACGGAGGTTGGACGGCTGCGGCTAGTGATGAGGGTTTGTCGGTTCGGCTGGTACACGCACGTCTACAAGGGCCGCACAAAGATTCACATGATCGCGCCGGATCAGAACCAAGTTCGCGCGGGGATCGCCGCGATCCTTTGGGCGCGGGAGTGGAACCAAAAGAACGAGGGAGGTGCGCGATGACGCCGAACGAGAGAGCGCAGAGCGTCACGGCGATTCTGAAGCTCTCGCTCGGAATCGAGTTGAACGCGGAGGACTGGGAGTTCATCGCCGGAGAGATTGAAGGAACCATCCACTCGGCGGTCCTGGCCGAGAGAGAAGCCTGCGCGACGGAGGCGGATGAATGCAGACGAACCGGCAATAGAGCCTGTGAGTGCGCAGCAGCAATCCGCTCCCGCTCCGAACCAGCGGCGAGCGTCACAACGGAAAAGGAGGCGAGACATGGGTGATTTCAGAGATGAACTACAGTCGCTGTTGAACCATTGGAGCAAGGAGAACGGATCGAACACGCCCGATTTCGTGCTGGCAGCGTATCTCGCCGCGTGCCTGGAAGCGTTCGACGCGGCCACGCAGGAACGCGAGAAGTGGTACGGCCACGGGCATGTGCCAGAGCAGACCGAATCATCATTCACAAAAACCAGGGAGGCAGGCGATGCCGCGTAGCGTGAAGCAGGCGAGGGCGAAGGCGTGCTGGCTGTGGGTGGAAACCAAGAGCGGAGATCCGATGCCGCTGGTAGGTGGCGGCAGGTTAGCGGCGGGGGGTCCGGTCAAGGGTTGGCGGCGAGTTTGCTACGTCCCGGCCTCCCGCCGATCCACTAGGGGGAGGGCGAAGTGACGAAGGCGCAAAACGACAAGTGCTGGGGGTGCGACGGAACCGGCCTGTTGAGATACGGAAAGTGGGAGAGCGGTCCTCCGCCGCAATGCGATAGGTGCGGAGGCGACGGCAAGGAATCGAGTCGTTTGGCGCGAATCGAAGCAGCCCAAAAGCTGCGGGCATCGTGGGCGATGAAGGGACGGCGATGAGGAGCGAGCGCATGATTGCGCTGTCTCTGATGCAACCGTGGGCGTCTCTTGTGGCTCTGAAGCACAAACGAATCGAAACGCGATCGTGGACGACGATCTACCGAGGGCCGCTTGCGATTCACGCATCGAAGGGGATGCCGCTATGGGCAAAAGAGGTCTGCGAGGATGAGACAGAGCGCGGACTACTTCCGCCGGATAGCCTGCCTCTCGGCGCAATCGTCGCGGTCTGCCGACTCGCTGACGTGCGGCGAACGGAGATTGTCGAGCCGACGCTTTCGGAAAACGAAAGACGGCTCGGGAACTATGAGCCGGGCCGATTTGCGTGGTTTCTGGAAGACGTTGATGCGCTACCGGAGCCGATCCCGGCAAAAGGCTCGCTCGGACTTTGGAGCTGGCGGCGATGAAGCGGACTCTGCGCGTTGGTGGGAGGCGGTGGCACTTCGTGCAGGACGAGAACGGGATGGCGGACAACTACTACTGGCAGAGCGGCAGCGGACTAGGGATAGGGCTATTCGTGATTCTGTTCTGGCGCGGAGGCAAGCCCGCATGGTTATGGCGGCGATACGCGGAGGGATGGCAAAACTCGGCACACAAGACACGACGCGCGGCGATGCTCGCTGCCACCCGCGCCGCCAAGGAGAAGCGGTGAAAATCCTGGTCCTGATCCTTGTGCGGATGGATGGTCCGGGCCTGGACGACCGCGGATTCGCATGGACGGCACGCGGCGGACCGCCGAACCTAGACGTGATCCTTGGCGAGGTGGACCACGAGCAGATCTTATTGGCGTTGGAGAGCGGGAAGGACCGAGTCGAACGGTGCGTTCGATGCAAAGCCAGAGTCGTGCTACTGGCGAAGAGGGACGGTGAAGAATGGGAAGTTGCGCCACCTGTTGATGATCTCGTGTGCGATCTGTGTTGACCGAACCTGCGGCGACCCCCGGAACCGGAGAGCGGAGAGAGTGACGCACTCGGAGAAAGTGTGCCTCTGGCTCGAAGCGAATCCGGGCAGCACCTACGGAGACGTGACGCGGGCGACGGGAGTTTGCTCGCCGCACAGACGAATCACGGGTAAGGAATCTCCGAAGGGCTGGACGCTCCACACCGAGAAACGCGGCAAGCTGTTCGTCCACTTCGCCAGCCGCTCGGCGGTCGAGTGCAGGGCAGACGGGATCGCGGGCCAACGATCAAGCCAACCTGATCGCCCCCCACCTCCCGCCCCCGTCTGTCCTGCACCGGACCGCCCGGAGCCGAGCGAGGAAGAGGTCGAATCCGCGCTGGCAAAGTTGGGGATTGACAGGCCGAGAGTTCTGGCGTAGGCGAGACAACGTAATAGGAGGCCAGCCGAAATGATTCAGCTCGGAAAGATGCTTTGCGTTCACAGGTGCGCCGTTCGCACCGGGAGATCGTCGCTGGCCTCCGTGGGCGCAAGGCAGCTTTGCGGGCTGATTCATTGAGCCGCCAGCGATTTATTGATCCTGACATTTGGACCGATGGGAGGGTGATTCGATTGGACGAACTGGGAAGGCTGATCTATGTAGGCACGATCACGCTGGCGGATGACGAGGGCAGGCTACAGGCCGATCCGGCCATCATCCACGGGCGGATGTGCATCGGATTGAGGTTCACGGTCGAAGACGTGCGGGCGGTTTTGGTTGAACTGGATCGCGTCGGATTGTTGCGAATCTACCAGACAACCTCTGAATGGATCGCGGACCATCCTAGGTGGAAGCAATACCAAAACCCCAAGTACCGAAAAGACTCGAAACTACCAGGCTTTAGCGCCGATTGTCCCAGACTCCGGGACAATTCGGCCCGGAACCCGGCCAATGTCTTACATGGGGTAGTGGTTGGGGTTGGGGTTGGGGTTGGGGTAGTGGATAAAAAGAAAGATCTAAATCTTCCCGTGCAAAAGCGCACGGGAGCCCCGAACATTCACGAGGGCTTCAAGATCACAGAGACATTTCGGGCTTGGTACGCGACACGCTACAACCGGCCTCACGCGCAAGCGACGAAAGGACAGGCCGCGCGGCTAATGCAACTACTTCGGCCCGTCGCGACGAACGGGAACGGGGTCAAGGAATATGCTGCATCGCCTGCGGCAGAAAACTTTATCTCGGCGTGCGAGGTGTCCTTCCGCGCATCTCCCCCGCCTTGGTTTTTGAGAAATGATCCGTTGACACTAGAAGCCGTCCTGAAACATTGGACGGAGATATGGGACCGCTACGTCCAGAAAGGGCAAAAACTTGGAATCATTGGCAAGTAACGCAGAGCCAACGGCGGCGCGGGGCGTCTTCACCGCAAGCCAGCCATCCGCGAGGGACGTGCTGTCGGATTGGTTTGTCCAGCACTACCGGCTGTCGTTTGTCTTGATCGCAAGGGATCGGGAATACTGGCCGGAAGTCGAGGCGGTGATTCGCGAGAAGTTTGTGAACGGTGGCACGGCCGGGATCTGGCGGACTGCCTGCCTAGCGTTCCGAGACAAGCCTGCGTCAATCTTTTCGCTGCTGGATCGGTACAACGAACTGCTGGCCGAGGAAAAACGGACGGCCCAAAACCGCATCGAGCAATCGGTCGACGGTGAGGAAAAGATAGGCCCCGAGATTCGCGAAATGCTCGACGAACTAAAAGAGCGGCTGGCGATGCGGAGCGATGGGGCGAAAGGCGCGACGCCGCAGTTGATGGCCGCGCTGGCGCTGCGAACGCTGGCCGACGCTAGGGAAAAAGGGATCGAGAAAGATCGAATCATATTTCACACGCTCGATGCGGACGCCATCGGGACAGGAGGCTAGGGATGTCTGGAGCTTTTGGATTGGTGACTTGTCGGACGTTCAAGTGCCAGCACAAGGTCAGGCGCAACTTTCAGCGCCCGGCCGATGCGCGTGGAGCGCGGGGCCAGCAACTCGCGGATGGGGAACGCTGCTACCGTTGCCGCAAGCGACTGGCGCGGGCGAAATGGCGCGGAGTCGAAGCATGAGCGACTACGAGACATTCCTACGATCCAAGGACTTCGCGCAAGTCGAGACGGGCATCAAAGACGGCTACACGCTGTCGGCGCATCTGAAGCCGTTTCAAGCGGACGTTATTCGATGGGCGCTC